ACGTCGCGAATGTTCACGATGAAATTCAAATGACGGCGCACGCCGACAGCGCAAAAGAAATTGGAAAGCTGATGGCTCAATCAATCACTGATGCCGGTGTGGCACTCGGGATGAACTGCCCGTTGAGCGGCTCTGTGCAAATCGGAAAAAACTGGAAGGACACACACTGATATGGGAGTTCTCAAAGGTGGCCACGCCGGTTGGATATTTTGGCATCCACCGCAAACAGAGTCGCCATCACGTATCTTGGAACGTGCGTCAAAAATCAGACCAACGCGCTGTACTAAGTGCCAGCGAAAATTTCAAACGTCTGACGCGCTACAACGACATCTCGAATTTTATCATAAAGAGGTAGGACTATGACCGTCGCTCTGATTGATGGTGACATCATCGCGTACCGAGCCGCTGTACTTGGTGTCGATGATTTTGACGGCGAAGAGTTTTTCGATCCGAAGAGTGTTGAACAGACAGTCACACACATTGTTACCGACTGGACTCAGAAAGCTAAAGCCGGGACACAAATTGTCTGCCTGTCAGACGAAAGCCACCGATACTTTCGGCACGAAATTTATCCAGATTACAAAGGCAATCGAAAAGATCGAGAGAGGCCAGCGGCGCTAACACATGCTTACGATTGTCTGAAGAAAAACTTTAAGACAACGGATCGTCCCGGCCTCGAAGCCGATGACGTGATGGGCATCTTGTCTGGCTCGCCGGATCTTACTGATCCCATCATTGTCAGCATCGACAAAGACATGCGGACGGTGCCAGCAAAGCTGCTAAACCCCGACAAAATGCGGCGTCCGATGCGAATACGAAAATCAGCGGCTGATCGTCAAATGTTGCTGCAAGCTCTAATCGGTGATCGAACCGATGGCTACCCCGGTGTCGAAGGTATTGGTCCGGTTAAAGCTGAGAAAATTATAGCACCACACCCCCGACTGTCTGATTGCTGGCAAGCTGTAGTACAGGCGTTTGGGTCAGAAGAGTCCGCGCTCACCATGACACGCCTTGCACGAATTTTGAGATCAGATGATTACAACGAAGAGACTGGAGAAATAAAATTATGGCATCCGACAGAGGAAGTGTGGATCTCGTCAACAACCCAAACCACTACAGGCACGGAAATTATGAAACAAAAGACTACATCTACGCAATCGCCGAAAGCCTACCCGGCGACGAAGCGATCTGCGTCTCGCAAATCATCAAGTACACAAGCCGCTACGCGAAAAAAGGCTCGCCGCTCCAAGACATCAAAAAAGCTGAGTACTGGGTAAAAGAGCTAATCGAAAAACTAGAAGAAAAGGGAGAGGCCGAATGATCCCAAACCAACACTACGGAATGACTTTACCGATCAGTGAAGAGATCGACATTCAAAAGTATCGACAAACGGGTGAGGACTTTTATTCGAAAGTAGTGCGGATTGCCGACGCACTTAAAGACACACCTGATCACTTCGAGGCATTTAAAGACACGCTCCGGTGTATGAGATTTCTTCCAGCCGGAAGAGTTCAAAATGCGATGGGATCTGTTCGACAGACTACAGCGTTCAATTGTTTTGTCAGCGGTCACATCGAGGACAGCATGGACAGCATTATGCTGCGAGCGACAGAGGCTGCGGAGACAATGAGACGGGGTGGTGGCATTGGGTATGACTTCAGCCGTCTTCGACCTCGTGGAGATCTCATCAAAAGCCTCGACTCTAAATCGTCTGGCCCTGTTAGCTTTATGGGCATATATGACGCGGTCTGTCAGACCATCAGCTCTAGCGGCCATAGACGTGGCGCTCAACTTGCAACGCTTCGAGTTGATCACCCAGATATCGAGCGCTTTATTACGTGCAAACATAACGAGAAAAGTTTAACAGGCTTTAATGTAAGTGTCGGCATTACAGACAACTTCATGGATTGTTTGCAAAAGAAGAAACCTTTTGCGCTGAAGTATGATGGCAAGGTCTACGAGGAGATCGATCCGGTCGCTTTGTGGGACATGATCATGCGATCAACTTGGGACTGGGCCGAACCCGGTTGCTTATTTATCGACACGATCAACAAGATGAACAACATGTGGTATGCCGAGACCATTGAAGCTACTAATCCTTGTGGAGAACAACCTCTGCCGCCATTTGGTGCGTGTTTGCTTGGATCGTTCAATCTTGTGAAATACGTCGATGATGGACGTTTCAACTTCGAACAGTTCCAGCGCGATATTCCGGTTGTCGTCCGATCAATGGACAACGTGATCGACAGAACGATCTATCCGCTCAATGCCCAGCGCGATGAAGCATATTCTAAACGTCGACTTGGACTTGGTGTTACCGGGTTGGCTAATGCGGTGGAACTTTGTGGTAAACCATTCGCTACAAGTACAGCAAACCGCTTAACGCATAAGATACTTAAGACACTACGCGACCATTGCTACGAAGCGTCCGCTGACATTGCCAAGGAGAAAGGCTCATTCCCGCTCTTCGACAAAGAGAAGTATCTAGCTGGCAATTTTGTCAAAACCCTTAGTCCTTGGGTACAACAAAAAATTGAAAGGTATGGCATACGGAATTCACATTTAACGTCGATTGCACCGACCGGCACCATCAGTCTGACAGCTGACAATGTGTCATCTGGCATCGAGCCGCCTTTTTCGCACTTTTATGAGCGAACCATCCAGCAATTTAACGGTCATCAAATTGAGCGGGTGGAGGACTATGCCTATCGACAAGGGATCAAAGGTCGGACAGCAAACGAAATATCAGCTGAAGAGCATGTCGAGGTTCTGTCCATTGCCAGTCGTTACATGGACAGCGCGGTTAGTAAAACATGTAACGTCGGCGATGACGTGAGCTACGAGAGTTTCAAAGAGTTATATCTGACTGCTTGGAAGAAAGGCTGCAAAGGCATCACGACATTCCGCGCTGCCGGGAAACGATACGGCATTTTGAACGAGGTGACTGACGATGAGCCGCAAGCAGAGGCTTGCTTTATCGATCCGCAAACCGGCCAGAAAACTTGTGAGTAATCATCATGCCTAAAGAAAACATGAAGTACTATTCGAAACCAAGCTCCAGCGATCTCCAGTACCTTCAAAAGTCACGTAAGTGTCTGAAGTGTCGTTCGGAATTTCGATCTGAAGGAAGTCACAATCGAGTCTGTCGTAACTGTAAAAAAACGAAAGAGTACAAGCAAATCGCGCAAGCTATTAGTAATACGCAGGGCTTCTGCCCATGAGTAATGACGATCTGATACTCGAAGATCAACTTGTACCCGTTCAGTCATCACACTTAATTGATCGATTGGACACGGCGTATCCACCACGATGTAAGCTACTTGGCGAAAGCGAAGAGGAACACCAGCGCTACGCTGGAATACGTCAGCTTATTGATGAGCTTAAAGGTCTCCTTGAGGAGCAAATCAATGGGTCTTGAGGTACGTCCGTCTTTGCCCGATGAGTTCTGGCGGTTGGAAGAACTAATTCCAAAACTCTCTCAGGAGACGCGATTTAGGAACCGACCGATAGACGTTCGAAAGCTGAATGAACTATTCGATCATCAGTTTATGGGCGTCATAAGTGTTATCTGCTATTACGCCCTGATGGACGACGGTAAGTACCAGAAGTGCGTCGGTTTTGGCGCGTTCACTGCTAATCCGTCGTTTTTCGGAAATGACCTCACGGCAACAGATCTTATCTTGTATGTCTTACCGGAGCATCGTGGCTCGACCATCGCCATTCGTATTCTGAAGGAATATGAGAAGTGGGCAATAAGTCAGAACGTCGATGAAATTTCACTCGGTATTTCGACAGGTATCAACGTCGAGAGAACAGGCCAATTCTACGAGCGCCTTGGGTATCGTAGAGAGTCAGTCGTATTCGTGAAAAATCCATGACTGATACCAGCCACGTCAGACAGTCTGTGCTATCGGATGCCATCGAGCTTTCAAAAATCATACGCCAAGCCGACCTTGATGAGATCGAGATTTCGACTGATCAAAGTCCGCTTGAGTGTCTGATTGAGCCATTCACTCAACCAGACAGATACCAGACATATTCTTTGATTGGTAACGAAGGTGAAGTCGTTGGAATGTTTGGCATTAACGTCGATGGGGTCGTTTGGATGATTTCGAGCGACCTACTTTATTCCAAATACTTGCGACAGTTTCTCCAACAAACCCGACACTGGATTAACGTTGTCCAAGGTTCGCACAACGTCATCTACAATTATGTCGATCCGCGTAATCGACGGTCACTGATGTGGCTACAATATGTTGGATTTGAGATTAGTCCACAGACACAACCGCACGGCCCTTGGGGTCACCCATTTCACCTGATTTATCGATTTAGAAGGAACGATCCAAATGTGTATGAGTAGCCCTAAAAGCCCTCCGCCAGCTCCGCCCCCACCAAAACCACCGCCCGAGCCAACGCCTCCAGCGGCTTCGAGCGCTAATCTCCCGAAGGCTGAAGCCTATACGGACGCAAAAACCAAAAGAAAGAAGACACGCTCTATTCGTAGCAGCTTACAGGTTCCGCTTACCGGTCAGTCAACGACCGGAACAACCGGAATTAACACACAAAGCTAATGGCTGGACAAGAAAGCGCCCAAAGTCGATACGAGGCCATGAAGCGTAAGCGCGATCCGTTCCTTCGTCGCGCCCGCGATTGTGCCGAGTTGACCTTACCAGCGCTCATGCCGCCGGAAGGTCACACTGGTTCGCATCTTCTACCCGAACCATACCAAGGTCTTGGTGCGAGAGCGGTTGTGTCTCTCGCCTCAAGACTGATGGTAGCCATGTACCCGCCGGGCAAACCCTCATTTAAACTTGATGTACCGGCTGAAGTCCGAATCCAGACTGGAACAATGGATATCGACACAGATGTCGAACAAGGGTTGATCTTGTCGGAGCAGCTGATCCAGTCAGAGATCGAGCGCAAGGAGTGGCGTCCGGTCACTAATCTGATCCTTCAGTATCTTATTGTGACCGGCAATGCGCTGGAGATGATGCAGCCTGACAATACGATTCGCGTGTTCCGCTTGGACCAGTACGTCGTCAGCCGTGACATGCAGGGACGTGTCAGAGAAATCATTACGTCAGAGCATCTATCGCCTGAGAGTTTGCCTGACGAGATCAAAAGTATGGTGACGGCTGAAGATTATAGTGCAGATCGAGTACAAGTTCTTACACACAGTCGCAAGACAACCGATGGACGCTTCTATGTTTGTCAGGAGGTGAACGAACAGAAAGTTCCCAGTTCGGAAGGTTATTACGATTTTCTACCGTACAACGCATTGCGTTGGACTAGCGTAATCGGCGAGGACTACGGGCGCGGCAAGGTGGAAGAGCATCTCCCAGACTTCAAAGGCGTCGATGCACTAAGCAAATCGATGCTCGATGGTGCAGCGATGGCCTCGCGAAACGTCACGATGATCCGACCGAATGCAGCTGGTGGACTTAACCTGAGACGGCGATTAGCAAGAGCAGATAACGGCGAGATCATCGTCGGTAATCCCGAAGACATCGCGATGGTACAATTCCAGAACCAAGCCGGTCTACAGCTGACCGCTGCCGAATTAGATCGTCAGTCCCGTGAGGTCGGTCAGGCTTTTCTATTGGGAAGTGCGACTGTTAGAGACTCGGAGAGAACGACTGCATACGAAGTCCAAAGGGCTCAGGAGGAATTGGAGGGAAGCCTCGGAGGCGTCTATAGCCAGCTAAACCAGACGATGCAGCTGACCCGATTGCAGAGACTAATCGGTCAAATGAAAGAGATGGCGATGCTGCCAGATTGGCCGGAAGGTATGATCGAGCCGACAATCCTGACAGGTCTCGAAGCATTGGGTAGAGAGGCAGATGTCGGTCGAGTTCAGTCGGCACTTCAGTTCCTGCAAGGAATGCCCCCAGACGTTCTGGCATACGTCAAATGGACTGAACTTCTGGGCAAAGCGTTCTACGGATTGAACCTACCAGATGCTGTTCGAACTGAAGCTGAGATGCAGGAGATGCAACAACAGCAAGCCATGATGGCCGCTGGTCAAGATGCGATGTCAGCTGGTGGTCAAGCCCTCGCAACCGAAGCAGCTGGTCAAATGGCAGCTGCTAATCAACAACCAGTAGAAGGTGAGTACTGATGAGTGAGCTTATTGCAGATACGGCTCAAGATCCTGTACCGGGGTCGGACGAATACAATCAGCAAATGGCTGAAAAATTTAATAACCCAAGTCAGCCAGACACTGAACTGCCTGACGAGGTTCCGATTGTTCCAATGCCGGAGGGTGGTCAGGAGAAATTTTATAATGCCGAGACCGGAGCTTATGACTGGGAAAGCCACGCGAAAGAGCTTCAGTTTAATGCAAACGGACGCCCGAAACAGGAAGAAACTCCTGATGACGAAGAAATCGCGAAATTGGAAGTCAAGAAGCAAGACGAGTCCGACGACGACTCAGCGCTTGATATTGTCGCGAAAGCTGGCCTCGATCCAGCAACACTCGAAGCCAAACTCCGAGATAACGGGGACTTAGAGGCCGAAGATTACGAGGCGTTGACCAAGGTCGGAATACCCGAACAGATGGCTCGCAGCTACATCGAAAACCTCCAATATCGCATTCAAGGCGAGCGAAAAGCTGCTTTCGAGTATGTGGGTGGTGAGGAAAACTGGACAAAAATGGCCAGCTGGGCCGCTGAAAATATGAATGAAACAGAGGTTGCTGGGGTTAATCGAATGCTCGACGGACCCGATTGGCGATTGGCAATGGATGCCATCAACAGTCGAATGGGTCCGTCAACTGCACAGACAGAACCACAGTTTATCCAAGGTGACCAAGTGGTCGCTAATTCCGCTGTTGGTTATCGCTCAAAGAGTGAAATGAAAGCGGACATGATGAGTCCTCAATATTCGACAGACGCATCATTCCGACAGAGCGTGATGCAAAAGATGGCACTCGCAACGTGGGACTTAGACACAATCGAGAATTTTGAATAGTTGCAGCCCTCCCTCTGCACCTATGGGCGAGAGTAGCACTGCGAGCTACTTTCGCCCTCTTTTTGTGGGAGACTTCTGCCCAAACCCAATCCTAAGACCCGGCTACGGCTGATAATCGGACGGCGAGGCGAACGGCAACCAAACCTTAACCTTTGAACTGGAGAAATTATGGCAACAGGAGACGCCAGTAGTCCAGTCCGTTTCGGTAAGGGTGCATCATCCCCAGTCGACAATCGTGAACTTTTCCTTTCGGTCTTTGGTGGAGAAGTTCTGACTGCGTTTGATTCCTCGACCGTAACTCTGGACAAACACTTCGTAAAATCCGTAGCGGGTGGCGCGAAGTCCTTCCGCTTTCCAAAAACTTGGAAAGCATCAGCTGAGTATCACACTCCCGGCACTGAGTTATTAGGTAATGACCTTTCAACTAGTGAACAGGTGATCACCGTAGACGACATTCTTGTGTCACACTACGCGATCAGTGATCTCGACCGTATTCTTTCTCACTGGGACATGCGTTCCATAATTGCGAAAGAAATGGGACGTGCGCTTGCAAAAGTGTTCGACCAAAACGTATTCCGACAAATGGTATTGTCGGCAGCGCAAGCAGCGGCATCGCCGTTTCCCGGTGGCACAACCGTCACCGACACGGACCTTGCGGCTTCGGGCGGTGTGTTCTCTGGTGTTGCTTACATTGAAGCAATACGGACAGCGAACATTGCGTTGTTTAACAAAGATATCCCCGAAGACATGCCGCGATATGCGGCTGTCAGCGTAGAGGTCTTTGATGCCATTAAATATGCCAAGGATGCGACAAATAATTATCTCGTCCTAAACCGAGACTTTGGTCACGGTGGCGCTGGTGGTGTTGATGGTCGTGCCGAATCGATGAATATCGACGGCGTAACCATTGTTAAATCTCGTCACATCCCAACAGCTGATGACTCGTCTAACACCGCTGTCTTCAGTAAGTACCGGGCGAACTTCTCGAACACCGCTCTCGTGATGTGGTGTCCCCAGTCGGTCGCCACTGTGAAAATGCTCGATATCTCGATGGAGACCGAGCGTGACGTTCGGCGACTTGAGGATTTTCTCGTTAGTAAGATGTTTGTCGGTCACGGAATTCTCCGTCCGGAAATGGCTTACGTCGCGAAATCCGCATAACGCCAATCGGCAACTTTGAGACTGAGGGGTACTTGAGTGTACCCCTCGGTACTCTGATTTTTTTTGTGAGGAATAATGGGCTTATCCAAACTTGAGGCTGTGAATATCATCCTCGATGGTATCGGTGAGACGCCAGTATCATCTCTCGACTCTGGTCTGCCCGATGCCGAAGCTGCCGAGACCAAACTTAACGAAATCCATAAGACTGTGTTGTCCAAAGGTTGGCATCAGAATACCGAGAAAAATCTCAAGTTAATCCCTGACACGAATAAGAATATTTTGGTTCCCGCAACATATCTACGTGTCGACACAACGCAGTCGTCAAAAGCTACGAATGTCAGTGTTCGTAAATTCAATAATAGTTTCATGTTATACGATGTGATCAACCAGAGCTACGAGTTCAAAACTAATCTCTATTGTGACGTAATTCTGTTGCTCGATTTCGAGGATCTGACACTAGAGCTATCTAATTACATCGCGTATCGAGCGGCTCGTAAATTCCAAGAAGCTCAGATGCAATCAGCTGCGCTCGATAACTTTACAGTACGAGCTGAGATGGAAGCATATGCTGCTCTGATGGACAGCGAGTGCGAGAATGAAGACAGCAATATACTGCTCGACAACGCGCATTGCTTTTATGCAACACACCGAAACCATGTGCTTGCGGGTCGATGACGCTTTTAGAACAATCGATCAAGACGCTATATCAGGGCGTCTCTCGACAGCCCGACGCTGTACGACTGCCGGGACAGGTTCAAGAAGCTACTAACGTACTAATGTCAGTTGTCACTGGTGGATTCGAAAGTCGACCAGCAACCAGACACATTGCTGAAAATACGTTTATCACTGGAGCATCCGATAAGCCGTTTATTTACAGTTACGCTAGAGATGCTTCCGAGAAATATATCATCTGCGTGAAGGGAGGTGATCTGAAAGTCTACGACTTGGGCGGTGTCGAGAAAACCGTCACATTTCCAGATGGCAAATCGTATCTCACGGCGTCGGACCCCGGCGCGAGTTTCTCAGCTGTAACAATCGCTGACCGAACGATTATCGGAAACAGCACCATCACAGTGACGATGGCAACTTCGACGTATGTCGAAAGTCCCTTCAAAGCGCTGATCTATTGTAAGACAACCAACAACGACACGGCTTACTCAATCACAATAAACGGGAGTTCAGTTTACACGCATAGCGGCTCTGCTCTGTCCGCTACCGGACTCGCATCCGACATTATGAGTAGCATTAGTTTGCCCGGTGGTTTTTCGATTACGCGAGATGATACAACGCTGATCATCGAAAACTCTACTACGTTCACCATCGGACACACCGGCTCAGACGATACATATGGCCCGATCAGTATGAGACAGAATGTGGCAAAGCGAACGCATCTGCCGCCGGTTGCACCTGACGGATATTTAATCCGCGTCGGCGCAACTATTGACGGAAACGAGTTAGGCTACTGGGCTAAATTTAGCAATGCGGACGGCGGGTGGGTAGAGACCGCCGATCCGTTTGCGGATAATGACTTCACCGATACGACGATGCCACACTGGCTTGACCGCCAAGCCGATGGGACTTTCATCTTCAAAAAAGGCACCTACGCCGGTCGACTAGCTGGAGATGTCGACACTTCCCCAAAACCCGACTTCGTAGATAATAAAGTTGAGGCGGTGGTTTTCCACCGAAACCGATTTGGTATCGTGGCGGGCGAGACTGTCTTCTTTTCTCAGTCTGGTAAGTACTTCACATTTTGGCCGGACTTCTCGACTCAGTCGCTCGACAGTGACGGCTTTGGTCTGACGGCGAGCGGTGCCGAAGTTAATCTTCTGAAACACGCGCACCCGTTTCGTAAAGCTCTCTTTCTGACGAGTGACAAAAACCAATTTGAAGTCTCTGGTGAAGACACGCTTATTGCCGAGAACGCCACAGTCGACCTTACGACAACCTACCTAACAGAAATCTTGTGTCGTCCTTTCAACTTAGGAAACACCCTTTACTTCGCAGCTAAGTCCGGCAAAGACGCACTGATCTACGAATATAAGTACGACGATGAGACGCTGTCGAATACGGCGAGCGACATTACGCTTCATGCGCTGGGCTACGTCCCTGCCCCGATCATTCGCATGTCAGGCGATCCGACGAATGACATGCTGTTTCTCTTGTCATCGAAAGACCACAGTCGGATCTACTGCTACAAGATGTACATCGAGGCTGAACGGAAAGCTCAGTCAGCTTGGCACTGTTGGGACTACGGTGACACAAGCGTCCACATACACTGGATGCATGTCATCGAGGGCGACCTGTACATGATGGTCACTCGGGGAACTCAGACATTTCTAGAAAAATCAGAACTTCGTTATGAATTGTCAGATGACAAGCATCCGTATCAGATTTGTGTTGATCAACAAGTTCCACTGACCGGCGTACACGACAGCGCAGCTGACACGACAACTTGGACAACACCATATCTTCATGGCTCAACTGCCGCTGTTATTTTATCGACGGACTTTCCAGCTGGACAAGTTGGAGAACGACTTAACGTCACCTACCCGACTACAACGACAATAACCGCAAACGGTGATCTTTCGGGCGGTGTGGCAATCGTAGGTCAGCCCTTCACTCAGTCTGTACAATTGAGCAAGTTGTTTGTGCGTGATGCAACAAACACTCAGCGAACGATTACGTCAGGTCGATTTCAGCTGAAACGTGTTCAAGTGAACTTTCAGCATACCGGATTTTTCAATGTGAAGATTACACCGTCCTTCCGAGACGAGCAGGTCTTTACGTTCAACGGGCGTCTAATTGGCTCTGCCGACAACGTCATCGGTGCCGCTGCTATCAGTGACCATGGCTCATTCAGCATTCCGATTCAGACAGAAGCGGCGACCGCCACAATTAAAATCGAAAACCCTACGGAGAAGCCTATGACAATTACGAGTATTGACTACTCTGGTTTCTTCAATGAAGTGACGAGGTCAGAATAGTGTGTGAGCCAGTAACAATGATGGCAATCAGCATTGGCACGTCTGCAATCATGGGCGCAGCGCAAATGCAGATGGCTAATCAGCAAGCAAAGCAGCAAGCTGCCCTAGCTCGTCAACAAGCTGAAGCGGAGTATGCCGCCGCCGCACAACGTGCGAAGGCTGAATATGCCGAAGCTAATCGGCAAATTGCTGAGAGCCAAGAAAAGGAACTTGAAGATAAAGCCGATCTGATCAGAGAGGCGAATGAGGAATTAGGGACTTTACGTGCGGGAGAAACTGCATTGACAGAAGGTTCACTCGGCAACCTGTTCTTTGAAAATCAATACCAACACAGCGCTGATCTTGTTCGCATCACGGAAAATGTGGACAAACAGATTGACGCGCAACGCGCCGGAAAGGCAGCGGCATCACAGGGCTACACGAACGCTGTGACTATCGCGAAGAACAACGCACAGAACACAATGGTTCGTGCAAACGCAGCATCAAATAGTGCGGCACTAAGCGCCATTGGTTCAACCCTACAAGTCGCGGCCAGCGCAAATAAGGATCGTATGATGATTAATGCGATGAGGGCTTAATGGCTACATTTAGTAGAAATCGCACCAATCTAGCCGCTGGAATCAACTCTAGTCCTCGCGTTCAGAAACAAACGAACATCCCCCATGCCGTTCCAGAGTTCGTAGGTGCCATGCGTGGCATCGATCCCGGCGCTGGAGACATGACATCCGCGTTTAGTAATTTCTTTGGTCAGATAACCAACTCAGTCCAGATGACAACTGACGCATACAATGCTGTCGAAAAAAACAGGATTTCCAAAGAGAACGATACGCTCAAGCGAATGGCATATACGGACGCACAGAGGGTTTACAGAGGAACCAGAGGTTCATCTAGTTCTCAACAATTAGCACAAATGCCAACCTCGGTGATGGTCAAGAATGCTGATGGTCAAATGGAGCCGTTAGATGTTTCAAAGCGCTCTAGCTACACTGAGAGCTTTTCCCATTCTCTAGGTCTCCTAAATGGCGAACGTCTGATAGATCAGCTACAGGTCGAACGACAGCGTCAGAATATCTCACCTGAGAATTACGACGCATTCTCACAGAACTTTTGGGACCAACAGTTCAAAGACGGCACTGGAAACGTCTATCACGACGCAGCGATGTATCGACATTGGGAAGAAAAAGCTGGCGCTCTTAAATTCCTAAATGATCAAGACGTTGTGAAAAGAACTCATGACAAGCTCAATACTGTCATTCAAAAATCAATCTACAGCCGTGCGACTAATTCCGATGGAATTAACCATGACGGTTTGGTCTCTAGTGTCACTCAATATCTAGAGTCACCGGCTGGTAAAAACAAAACGACGGGAGAGGCAAAAAGTGCAGTCATTGGGATTTGGATGGATGCTGCAAAAAAGAATAAGGTAACAGCTTTAGCGCTCAATCGGTTTTTACATGAACCACATGTCGATAGTGATGGCGTCACTACTCCATCGCTAATGGAACTCTTTCCGCAACAGATGAGCGTCCACTCACAGAACCTCTCTACCGAACACCGAAAGCATCAGACTTTGCTTGGTAGTGAGCTTGTGGCTAAACATACAGCAAATCTTGCTACTGCGAACGCAATGTCAGAAAGAACCTTACCAGAGCGTGCAGCTAAACTAGCAACTCTCGCACAATTGGCATTACTTGGAACCTCATTAGATCATGTCAATGGCGTTCCGCGACAATCGGCAGCAGCTCATAAAACCGCTGTGAGTGCAGCGATGCAAAAGCTAGTGACCAAGAACGTCAATATGAACCAAGCCTTTAGGGCTATGAGAGACCCGAACTATCGCCCAAATTTTACACCGGCAGAGCAAGGCCAAGTGATGGCAGACGTAGTCGAAGAGATGGACTACATCAAAGACCCGACGAAAGCGTCAGACTTTGGTAGTGGCATGGCGATGTGGCAAAAGAAATATCAATCGCTACCACAGCCAGCCATAGACATGCTGAAGCGTGGCCTGACTTCGAGAGATCCGGAAGTGACTAAGAACACATGGAAAATCTTGAAGACGCTGGACCCTCGCGGAAACATGCTAAAAAAGCATTTCGCAGATCATCCAGCGGCACTGAATGCTTATTCCGCTGCCGTTGCAAGTTCGGGTCAGGCACCCCAACCGGGCGTTAACAATGCTGACTATCAAGCAGCCCGTGAGTTGTACTCAGAAGATGATAGTCTTTTACGCTATGCGCTTGGAACTAACGTATCTGGCATAAAAAAAGCAGACCTACCATCTACTACAGCGGAAGAATTGTTCGGGCACACTTTTGGAACTGGTGACAACCTAGCCGAAATGACTGTCGAAAAAGACGCATGGTTCTGGCAGAGTGACTATCGTTTCTCGGCAGAAGCTGAACGGGTTGCATTGGGCATCGCCAAGGACGTAGCGATTAATCACTATGCAGCGAACGGCGAACACATCACTAAAGATGATCTTCGCAAGACTGTCGCTGCTCGCATGAGAGGTCTTGTCGTCCCCGGTGGGAATAATCTGTTGGCCTTAGAGACCGCCGCTGCGCCACGGGCAGACGACGAACGTCCTGTGGAAAGAAGAGCGAACCTTGTTTACGAGGAACTGAATGCAGAAGGTCGAGTAGAAAACCCTCTTAATACGCTGGAGAGAGACATTGAACTGGTCAATCAAGGTCTCCTAAATTTAACGAGAGACGATGGAACCAAAATAGAAGCTGGTGATTTAAGCGTTAACGTTAACACCGTCGTGCCGGGTACGAACCTTCGGTATGTCATGGACAACGCACACTCAAACGGGCGTATGCCATTCCAACTGGATATCGGCGCAGAGTATCGAACATACCCGACGCATGACGCAGCGGGTGAAGAGCTGGGGTTTTTTGACATTGAAGCAATGCGAATAAAGTCTTTATTTGCTACAGGTAGTCTTTCGAAAAATGTTGAACAAAAACTCAAGTTCACGGGCGACCTAGCTCAAGACAGGGTGTTAGCCGAAAAGTATCTTCCGCCTCACTTTACACTTGTCCCTAGAAAATCCGGTGGTCAAATCGTTGGGTATAACTTAGCGATTGGTCCGAGACACACGAACTTTTCAGACGATTATATTTCGGTCAAACAGCTACGCGCTCGTATCCATGGAGGTCGTCCTGTACCCGAAGGGCTGAAGAAACATTTAGGGCAGCGCGAGGCATTCAATGCGATGGAGACATATCGACAACTAAGTGAGTATGGTGTCTATGACTAGCATGAACCTTGAGGCCCTACATAAAAACTTTCCGCTCAATTTGGATCATCTCCAGACGATCACAGACCCGGATGAATATAATCGTGAGCTGCATGAAGCTATCCGAGGTCAGCTAAAACAAGGTGGCCTAATCAGTCCAACTCAAAACGTAACAAACTTTCAGCTAGAGCCGGAAGGAACCCCCTCTTTTATCGACAACTTGATGAGTAAAGTTATGTCTGCAAACCCCGCCGTTCACGATAGCGAAGAGATGAAACAAAACTATCTGCAAAGACGATTTGAATTTATTGGCGAGGGTCACGAAGGATGGCGCGAAAAAGTTTACAAGGACAGCCGAGGTTTACGGACTGTCGGCTTTGGTTTTAATTTAGAAGAGCCAACAAATCGAGACTTGTACAAACGAGCTTTGCGTCGGACTGATCAAGACTTCGATAATCTGCGTGATGGTAATACACAGCTTACAATGCGTGAAGGCCGTATACTTTTTGAAGCATCAGCTGGTGCGGCAGAACGGTTAATTAGCAGTAAGTTCTCAGACATCGATCTAAAAGGATACGAACGCCTTGCACTCGTTTCACTTGCTTATAATCATCCAGCACTCATTGGTCCTAATTTGACCAAACACGTTCGAGCCGGTGATAAAAAAATGGTCATCGATGAGATCGTTAACAGGTCTAACAGACATAAAATTAAAGGCATTGATAACCGACGCTCTGCCGAAGCTGAAATGTTTTCGGGTGGTCGTGCAGACGAGAGTAGCGATTGGTCTCTAGCAAGCCTGTTTGGTATTAGTTCGGCAGCTGCCGATGATCTAAAGTCCAGCGATGAGCTAATAAAGCAAGGCCGTACTGCACCTCGCCCAAAAGAAAATCCTCGTCGCGAAGATGTACAGCAAACCACTGAACAGGACTTTGAAACCACAGCGCAGGAGCGAATGAAAAAGCAAAGTGGTGGTAGCCCTCTGGCATCGATAATACCATCGAATGTTAGATCGTTTGCGTCTGATTTACTGGGCTTTGATATGGAAAGCGTCAGAACTGAAGACTACTTTTCAGACGGCGAAAAGAACGCAATGCGTACTGTCGTACTGGCCGCGATGAAACGCAGTGGTCAGAAAAAGTCAGGTGGTGTTAAATACGATGACTATAAAACCGGACAAGAAGATGTTAGATTTGATGCGGAAGTTTTCAACTTTATATCTAATGCAGTTCTCGGTAGTGAGGAAGATCACGTCCTTGCACACGAATTCATTGTTAAGACAACGCTAGGACGGTTTGGATATCGCATTGATGATCGCGGCCATCTTATTGTTGTCGATCAATTTAACTTCAACGACGCTGAGAAATTACAAAAAGACAACCCGTCGTTTTCGGATAAGTGGAATAACTGGAAAGAATGGTCTGAACGACCAGACGTTGGTCCATATGGATCAATACGCCGAATAGGTGGTCTTTGGGGATCAAAAGAAAACGACGGTGCCAAATTTGAAATCGATTTAGGACCAATGCCAACCTAATGGCCGACATTCTAGAGATCGATTATGACCAAGCTGACCAGCAACATAACTATACGAATTTCATCAATACTGGTGAGGGTCCACTAGGCTCTGTCAGCACTCCAGCTGACGATCCTGATGCGTGGGAAACCGCGAGTTTAATCTATCAGCGCGAAGCCGTTATCGGCTCAACACTCCGACATGGCGTGAACAGAGACGATACGAGTTACTATAACTATAGCTATGATCGCTCGTTTAATCCTTATGCATACTGGAATGACAATCGAGATCAGCTGAGTCAGTTAGACCCTTTTATTCGAGCCGGTATGTTCGAAGACACTATGAGCGAGCAGCATTTTAAAGACCGTGCTGCCCGGTTGCTCGAAGAACAAGAAGACATGCGTCGTCTCCAAAACGGTAGCGGCTTTGGTTTTGTCTTGGGCATGGGACTTAGTCTACTCGACATCAGCACGTTAGTGCCGCTGGGCGGTCAGATAGCTAAAGGCAAAATGGTTTATAATGTCGGCAAGATCGCTCTTGCTGGTGGTGCGCTGACAGGCGCTCAAGAAACCATATTGCATATGCAACAAGACCTTCGCACCGTCGATGAAAGTTTTATGAATATCGGAATTGGTACGGCAATCGGTGGTGGCATCGGTGTCTTCGCGCAAGCCTTAAATCCCAAATCCGTCCTTCATCCAAAGAACCCAGACAACCCGTTTCGCAAAGACAGTCAGTTTCGTGTGGGTATCGCACAGTTCGGCAAGGGCGTAAGTGAGTCGGCTGTTATTCAGCCGGTCGTCAAAGGTGGTAAGAAGACGTTCGAAGTTATCAAGGAAAGTCCTGTGGGCGGTTCTGTTAGTGCCGCTACACGAACCGTTGGTAAGGTCGTGAAGTCCCCTGCAAACAGACTTTTAAGGGTCTCTCCCGTTGGGCGCTTTCTGTTAGCTCAAAGTGCGAAAGCTCGCGACTTTGGGCAAAAGATGTTTGATACCGGCGGTGTGATATTGGACAGCATGAACAAAGGTGAAGCCCACCTCGCGTTTGAAGACTGGAAATCTCACTACATGAAGGAGTTCGAGAACGTCTTCATTAGTGGTGGTGACAGATATTCCAACCTACGCATGGATCTTGAAGAAGCCGCTGGTGGCATCCAATCTCCAACCGCGCAAGCCGTTGGCGACAAAGCAAGAGACGCAGCACGGTTTGCAAGAGAGGCCGTCGATGCTGCGCGTGGAAACACTCGTCCAAAAGGCGAGGAGCCAGCTGATGGTAAACATTTTGAGGCGTTCGAGTTTCAAGACCTAACCTATAAGCTGCTACACGACGATCTCGATGACGCAACCGTGCAGAACTTAAAGGGACGCTTCGGTGACGAAGGGACCGAAAAGATCATCAAGGTTGCGAAGGAACAGGCCGAAGACATCCACGCTGTAAACGAAAAGATGGAAGACTGGATGGTCGAAAGCGGCATGATCCGAGAGGACCAACGTATGGGCCGAGAGTATGGTATCGCGCAACTCTGGAACCCACGGGCGATGCGGGGAACTAAACGTGCAGAAGCTGTTCGTTTCTTCATGGAGAAGTTTCTCGGAAAACCGTCAGACGAGTTCTTAGAAGAGCAATTCGAAATGACCCTTGAGCAATTCGAGAAGCTGGGGCGCCAAGAAGTTAAGATTGGCGATGAGGTTTACAGCATCGAGCGTGGTGCTGATCAGAAAAACGAAATTCTTGAGTCATGGTCTGGAGACACTTTTGATCGACAGGTGCTTCAGTCTGAACTCGAATTAAAATTAGCTGAATCACAATTTGAAAGCGCTCGTCGTCGGTCGATGCAATATGGTAGTGACTTACGCCGATCCGAGACGGAGTACCGGAAAGCCGCTGTCGAAGAAGCTAAGAAGACGCTGGAGTATCGTCAAGCTGAGAGAGAACGTGCTGTTGCCAATCGCCAGAAGGTAGCGAACGAGAAGCAACAAATTGACACTGAGATCAGACGCCTCGAAGAAGAACAAAATGTTCGGTTAAACGAATTCCACGACACGGGCAAATGGCAACGTAAGTATCGCAAAGAACGTCAGGGTCAGGTTAAAGATGCTGAAGATCTGCTCGATGAGCTAGAGGTCGAACCGGGTGGCGCACCCGTGGCTGATATTGATTCAGCCCGCACGATGCTGACGGAACTAGACGATGACCTAGCTCGTGTGAACGAAGATGCACTTAATGCGACTGTCATCGAAGCTCGTAGTAAGCCGGTGTATTCCAGAGCCCTCGAACGTCTAAAAGAGAGGCAGCGTAATCTCGCTCGCGAAGCTAATAAGATTGACCGTCGTCTAGAGCGTCTAAATCCACGAGTAGATCGATTAAATGAAGCGGTGGTCGCAGCTGATGAGGCAATCAAGCACATCCGTTTGCTACGGAAGAACATTCGACAGTTAAGAAAAGAAGCTGACAAGGTCACTCGTAAGCAACGACGTAACGTCAAAAAGGCGAAAAAATCATTACGTCGAACTGAAAAGAAACTACCTGTCCATATGTACGTCGAAGACCTTGTCGACCGTTTGGGTAAACAAGACAAAATCCCGCGAGGCATCTTGGAGTCCGAAGTCTTTGAGACAGGTCGCGCAAAGTCACGAAAGATCATTCTGTCTAACGAAGAGCGTCGTCGGGCTATCACTTTAGGTCTACTACGCGACGACATCTATGGAGTGATGCATTCCGCGCACGACGACGTAGCGGCTCGATTGTCTCTCCGGAAGATGTTTGGAACTGAAGACCCGAAAGACATGATCCGTGAGATTCGAGACGACTACAATTCGATGATTACTAATGCGCGACAAAGGGGACTAACCGACAGATACATACGCCGTCTTGAGAAAGAACGCGATAAGATGGAGTCGGACATTCGTGGATCTTGGGATCGAGCGCTGGGCCGCTATGGTCTGCCGGAAGACCCTGACAGTTTTGTCCACTGGAGTATGCAAAAGCTGAGAGCTTGGAACTTCATCAAATACGGTACGGGGTTCCTCCTGTCGTCACTGACGGACCTTGCGACCGTATCGTTGACCAGCGGATTTCATTCGTACACTTGGAAAAACATTTCGCAAACCGGCAAGATGATGAAGGGTCTTCGCTCTGACGAACTACGCCGCATGGCGCTGATGTCAGAACGAGTGTTACACAACAGTGCTACTCTGAAGAAATCTGATGTTGACGATATTAGGAATATGAGTGGCATAGGCGAACACGGTTCGCTCAAACACGGCCTTACGTCAGCTACCGACCGTGTTTTTCAAGGTCTCACTGATACAGCCAGCGTACTAAGTGGAATGCTTTGGTGGAACACCCGCCTCAAAGCGCTTGCTATGATGGAGATGCAGCACAACCTAGTCGGCCAAATGGCTCGATATCGCCAGACTTTCGAGGCGGCTTCTGCCGGAAACAAAAAGGCACAGCTCGAAGTCGCTCGTCTAGCGTCTGTCGGCATTGGAACCGAACAGGTCCAACGCATTGGTGCCATGATGGCTAAACACCCACCCGAAAAATGGGACGGTGTGTATGAGCTTGAGATGAGCCGCTGGTTAGACGAAGGTGACATCGGACAGAAGGCTTACGATGACGTTATGTTTGCACTTCGCCGGTCAGCTACGCGAGCCGTAATGACACCGGGTATGGGCGAGACACCACTCTTCATGTCGAAGGGCTGGGGTAAAATGCTTATGCAGTTCCAGACGTATGGTTTCGTGACGCTAAATCGTTTTGTTGTCCCGGCGTTACAGCGTGGCAACCCGATGACGTATGGTGACATGGAAGCTGTCATGTCGATGGGATTTGCAGCTGGCCTTGGAAGCGTTGTGGTTGCTGGTAAAGACATACTACGAGCGGGTGAGATTAAAGAACGCTCACCTCAACAATGGGCATACGACATCCTAGATCGTAGTGGATACTCAATGTTTATGTCCGTCCCTCTCGCGTCGATTTACAATGTCGCGGGTGCGGCGATGGGTTGGAAAGAACGCCCGTCCAGATACTCCCAGCAAACATCTCAATTAGGGTTAGTCTTTGGACCGTCTGGAAACACAATGACCGACATGTTTGGCGTCGGTCAAAATGCAGTTTATGGAGACTTTGATGCTGCCGGGAAGTCCGCGCTAAAACTCGCGCCTTACCAGATTTTTAAACAAGTTGGACAACGGATAACGGAGTAACGAATGGCATATGCTCGTATCGTTCACACGGGTCTGGACGGTGCGACAAACCAGTTCGATGTGACCTTTCCCTATATTGCTCAGACGCATGTAATAGTGAAAGTCAATGGTAGTGCAACAACTGACTTCACTTGGCTGACCACAACACGCATTCAGATTACTGCGATGCCAGCGTCAGACTCAACTGTCATCATCACCCGTGAGAGCAGCCCTGCGACACGTCTGGTTGACTATCAGACCGGATCAATATTGTCTGAATCCATCTTGGACACTGACAGTCTTCAAGCCTTCTATCTAGCTCAAGAGGCCAACGATGTCGAAGAGGTTTCGTTAAGTCGATCCAGCACCACAGATCAATGGGATGCTGTTAGTAAAAAAATAGAGAACGTCACCAACCCGACAGCTGCACAAGACGCCGCAACGAAGAATTATGTTGACGGTCTTGTTACCACAAATGCGGCAAATGTTACCGCCGCGCAAACCGCACAGACGGCAGCGGAAACAGCGCAGACCGGAGCGGTCGCTGCGAAGAATGCCGCTGAGACGGCTCTCGATAACTTTACTGACATTTACCTTGGAGCATTCTCTAGCGATCCAGCGGCAGACAACGACGGCGATGCGCTAACTGCCGGTGACCAATATTTCAATACGACCAGCAACGTCCTCAAAATCTACAACGGATCAGCATGGCAAGACGCTGCCGTCAGTGGTGACGCTGTTGTCAGCAAAACGTCAACCACAGGCAGCGGTCAGCTCCCGTCAGGAACGACAGGACAGCGAGACGGTTCACCATCTGCCGGTTTCATTCGGTTCAATTCCACCGACACTGTGTTCGAGGGTTACAACGGGAGCGAGTGGGGTTCGATTGGCGGCGGTGGACCCGGTTTCGACGGAAACGGGACTGGCGAGGAAAGCGTCATTCGCACCAACAAAAATCAAATCAGCGGCAATGCGGCCCTTACGATACCTAGCGGATCAAACGGAATGTCCGCTGGACCAATCACAATAACAAGCGGCTCCAGCGTGACGGTTTCGAGCGGCGCAACTTGGCACGTTATAGGAACTTAAAATGGGCACATGGACAATAAATCCTGACGACCTCACAGCTACTAGGACAGGTCTCGGACTAGGCACCGCTGCCACCGTCAACACCGGCACAACTAACGGCAACGTCCCGCTCGTCGGCAGTGACGGCAAACTGGCTGGCGCGGTTCTTCCTCCATTTGGTGGGTCGATTGACCTAACTGCATCTGGCGCGATCACCGCTGGCAAAGCTTTGATTCTCAACACTAATGGCACGGTGTCTGAAATCGCCGTAACCT